TAGTAGAGGATTTGACTGGCGTAGACATTAGCATTGGTGCTATGGATGAAGACATTACTTATATGGGCCAAAGGCAAACAAGTAAAGTCGAACAGAAAAAAGAAGTTAGTATAACTTTGACGCATAAAAAGAAAAATAACGTATGGGATGTTATTTTCAATGGGCCTTCACAAGCAGCCTCATTGGAAAGCTTTAGTTCAAACCAACCTTTTGGTGCAAGATTTGGACTTGACATGACCACAGATGACTCACCATATCTTGGTGATGGATTGAAAAATCCTAGAGATGTCATTGACAGTGGTTCAACCAACGTTTGTTATGGTTATAGAGTACATGTAAAGATGTTGACCGGTTCAACAGATGGAACAACCGAGACAATATCTATACCAAATTGTACCGTTACTGGATATACTGTATCCCTAAATCCAGATGGTGTAACAGAAGAGACAATAGAATTGTCAACAAATCAAACACCTCTGTACAGTGCAGGTGATAATATTAATAATACACTTACACCGCAGGCAGGGTTCTGATGGTTTACTATCTTGGAAGAGATGTTGAAGTAGCATTATCTACTGAAAACTCAACAATAGGTGTAACAGCTGCAGATACTATGGTTTACAGTGCTGCCGCATCCGGAACTGCAAGAGCTTTAGGTTCTGGTAGTGCAGGAGCAGTAGACACTAAATCAAAAAAGAAACAACCGTAAGTATTACTCGAAAGAAGAGTTCTAGTGAGTTTGACCACTTATTCAACAACGCTAGATATGGTGTTTCTGGAGCTTCTACCCCATGGCCGGGTCTAGAAGAACCTTCAGCAACACACGGTTACAGAATATATGTTCAACTGAAAGAAAGTGGGGAAGTATTAAGCATTCCAAATGCTTGTGTTCAAGCCCACACAGTTACAACTAACGCTGATGGAGTCAGTGAAGAGACAATTGAATTTATGTCTTACGTAACTCCATACATTGGTACCCAAACTAACTTGGCTACCACAAATCCATTCTAGATAACTAGATGGTAACAACTTGAGGGGGTGAAATATCCCCCTCAGAAGGTATAAAATGACAGAAGAAAAGAAAGAAATTTGGTCAATGGAAGAATTAGTAGCACTCACTGATGAAGTGCAAATAGATGAAGTAGTTTTTAGAGAAAAAGTTGTGGAATTCCAATTCTGCGAACTTACAGAAAAAGAAGAACCTAAGATAGCAAACATTGAAAACATCCCAGATGATGAAAAAATGGGATACTATCAAGAACTTGGGTCAGAAAGAGTCATGAAAATGATAATTAAGGCAAATGAAAAGAACCCTGATGGACCATGCATATCTGAAGAACAGTGGACTCTTCTCCCTACTACTTTGAGATACGCAATATCCAACAAAATTCTAGGTGTAGAATCGGAAGTGAAAGCAAATTTTACCACCTGATGGTAGACACGCCTGATGCGGTATTGCTTTATGTCCCCCTGATGAAGGGTTTGGGCATGAGTTGGAAAGAAATTAAGGAAACGCCAAGACATGAATTAGAGGGACTTCTCGCAGCATACAGTGCACACGAGCAGTTTCATTCAATGGACGGTTATGATGATAATGATGTGTCTACAATGGCTAAAGACAAGCCACAAGTTAGACAGAGTTATCACAGATACTTAGAAACACGCTCTAAGTACGAACGAATGATAGGAAAAAGAAAGGAAGTAAAATCATTTAGGGACTTATAATGGGTTTTGCAGGACAAGTATTCGCAGCGCGAATGGCTGTTGGTCTAGCCGTTCCTAGTAAGAGCGCTCTCACCGGTGTAGGTGGCATGCTGGCTAAAGGAGCGTCAGCTATATATAACAAATTAGCTCAGGAACGTAAGAGTCAAGCAGCTGCACGAGTCGCTGCAGCATCAAAAGAAGCAGATAGATTAGCTGAAGTAGTAAAAAGTAAGTCTAAAATTAGCTCTGCACAGACTGTTTTAGAGGCAAAACGAGGGGTTATGGCCCTCGAAGATGTAGGTGGACAGGCTAGACAAGCTTTTGAAGGTGATATGAGTCAAATGCAAAAGGTCATGACTGGTGGTACTGGCGATAAATTATTCTCTGGTATCGAAAAAGGAATGAAACCTATGGATAAATTGATGCGTATGACAAGAAACTACGCTACAATGTCCGAAGGTCATCAAAAAAGAGCAGTTGCTCAGTCTAAAATGTATGTCCAAGCTAAGGCTGAAGACGTAAAAGCAACCGCTAAATCCTTTAAAACCTTACTAAAAGAGCGTGAAGAGATAATTGCTAGTGGAAAAGCTACTAAAAAACAGCTAGCAGTTATGGATAAAGGAATAGAAAAGAAGAAACAAGATGTTAAAGCTTCAGCTAAAATACTTAAATTAGCTAGAAGACAAGAAAAAATGATTGATAGAGTAGCTAAAGCTACTAAAAATGCAGGAGTTAAAACTACAGAAGAGTTAAAACAGGCCAAAGAAAAATTAGCAAAGGCCACAAAAGAGTTAACTGAAGCTGAGGCCGAACAAGCTGAGATGACAGATGAGCTAGATGAGGAGTCTAAAGGCTTTGGTGAGACTATTGGTACAACAGTTAATCAAGGATTACAAGGGTATAGAGATGTTTTAGTAGAAAGTGTAGCCATAATGAGTGCATTTTACTATAAAATTAACCAAAATACACAAGCTTTAATTGAGTTTGAACGTGAATTATTTAATGCAAATTCTGTGTTTGGTCTAACAAACGATGAACTATTTAAAACAAGTAACATGATTACTGAATTTGGTCAACAATTCGGTATGGAAATGCAGAATGGTGCCACTGGTTTGTACCAACTTGCATCGGCAGGTTTAAGCGCCAACGAAGCAATGCAAGTTTTACCACACACTTTGAAGCTATCTATGGCTGTTCAAGGTGACCACAACACAATATCTAAACTAACCACACAAACCATCGCTGGTTTCGGCATGGAAATGAACGAAGCTGGCAGGTTGACAGATAAGTTTGCGCATGCTATTCAGAAATCTTTGATTGAATATGAAGATTTATCAAGCGCTGTTAAGTTTGCTCTACCTTTCTTTACCTCTACAGGGCAATCTATAGACCAATTGTTAGGGGCTTTACAAGTCTTGACTAATAGAGCTTTAGAGGCTGGTATTGCAGGTAGGGGTCTTAGACAGGCATTGGCTGAATTTGCTGAAAATGCAGAGAATAACGATGCTGCATTTAGAAAAATGGGAATATCCATTTTAGATTCTGAAGGAAACATGAAGCAATTGACTGATATTGCAGCAGAATTCGCTAGGGTAGTAGGTGAAGAAACTGTTTCTAACACAGAACTATTGACTGCATTAATCGACGACTTGAATGTGCGTGGTGCTACCGCTTTCGTCCACTTAGTTCAAGCATCAGATGAGTTTACTGAGGCAGTACATGCAACAGAAAACGCTGGTGGAGAGTTAGATAAGATGGTCAAAATCCAGAATGAGTCTATGGGGGCTCAGATACAAATTCTCAAAAACAATGTTCAAGCTATATTCCAACTGAGAGATGCAACATATGAAGGAACTGGCTTTTTGAATGGTTTCCACGAAGCTACTGTTAACATTATTAAGAGTTTATCTGGCCTAATAGTTGTAGAGGAAGAGGGACAACAGAAACTAACTGAGTTCGGTGAGTCTTTACGCACTATCGTTATAGAATCTATGTACGCTTTACATGAAGTTATTTTACAAGTAGTAGATGTAATAAAAGAATTTAGTAAAGAAGGATTAATTAGCACAGAAATGATAAGATTATACACACTACCACTAAGAATACTATTAGATGTTATACAGTTGTTAGGGCCTGATTTTACTAAATTAATACTAACACTATACATTTATAACAAAGTGTTGATGCTAGGTGCTGTAGCTAATGTTGCCTTTGGTAAAACAGCTATGACTAAAGTATATCCTGCATTGATGGCAGGAATAGCACATGGAGCAAAGACGGCTTATGCTGCTATACTAAAATATGCCGCAGGTGCTAACGTAGCAACATTCGCATCTAGAGCTTTAGCTTTTGCTATGAGAGCCATACCTATAGTAGCACTTGTAACAGCAGTAGTATTAGTTATTTATTATTTAGCTAAATGGATGAAGAAAACAGATGCATTGAGTAAAATGATAAACTTCTTTAGTAGTGGATTAAAGTCTTTGGGTGACATTGTTATTAATTATGTAGTATTCAGTTTTAATATGTGGATGGGTATTATAGATAAGATAGTGGGTGGATTGAGTAAGATAG